GAAGGCAGACCAAGCCGACTCCGGCATCCCGCCGAGTTCGTAGAGGTCGTAGACTGTCTCAAAATGATTGATGACCATCCCCGCGAAAATCTCCTGCTGGCGCAACGGCGACGGGTTCGGCGTCGTCGTCAGCAGCCCGCGCAATTCCGGTGTGGCCAGAGTACGCCATTGCAACTCCGCGGTTCGAAGCGCGATCTGGGCGAGGGTCGATGCCTTGTGGGCACGGGCCGCGGCCCTGATCTGCCATCCATTGAAGAAAAGTCCGCCCGCTGCGATGAGTGCGGAGATCACCGCAGCATTGTCGCGGAGCCAGGCAACAGCCTGCCATATCCAAGAGCAACTGCCTTGCATGCCTTCTCCACCGGTAACCCCGGCCCGAGACTAACTAATTTAGCGACGAGGGGAAATGCGGACCGACGAACTCGGGTCTCCCGTTCCGATTGACGCCGCCGGCCGTTTCGTGACAGCCTCGCGTCGCAACGCCGCTTCGCGCTCCCGCCCGCGCCTCCTTCGTGACAAGCGGCCCCCATGCACAACATGCTGTGAATGTTTTCCTGCCCGGGCGTCGGCCATTTTTCGCCGATGCTTCGGAACGCACCCGACCTGATCTCGCTTCACGCCGCCCAGGATGCCGGCTCGGTCGCGCTTTGCGCGGCAATCGACATCGCTGCGGGCGGCGACGGCGTGCCGGAGTGGATCCAGCTCACGCCCTCGGGCACCTTCACCGGCAATGACGGGCGCGGCCCCTATCGAGTGACCGACGCGGCCGAGCTGGCGCGCAACAGCCTCCAGGCTGCGGGCGGCCGCCTGGTGCTCGACGAGAACCACGCGACCGATCTCGCCCTGCCGCGCGGCGAGCCGGCGCCGGCGCGCGGCTGGATCGTAGCGCTGCAGGCGCGGCAGGACGGCATCTGGGGACAGGTCGAATGGACCCCGACCGGCCGCCGCCTGATGCGCGAGAAGGCCTACCGCTACATCTCGCCGGCCATTCGGCACGCGGCCGACGGCACGGTGACCGCGATCCTGCGCGCCTCCCTCATCAACCGGCCCAATCTGCGCGGCATGGCCGCGCTGCACCAGGAGAACGATATGACCCTGCTTGAAAAGCTGCTGAAGGCGATCGGCCTCGACGCCAACACGACCGAGGACCAGCTGGTCGAGAAGGTGACCGCGCTGCACGCCGAACAGGCCAGGGGCTCGACCGCCCTCCAAGCGACGCTCGACCCGATCGCCGAGGCGGCCGGGCTGAAGAAGGGCGCCGACGCCGCAACCGTGCTGGCCGGCGTGGCCGCGCTGAAGAAGGCCGATCCGGCGACTGGCGACGACATCACCAAACACCCCTCCGTCGTCGCGCTCCAGGGAGAGCTCGCCACCGTCGCGGGCGAACTGAAGACGCTGCGCGACGCGACTGCGAAGGAAAAGGCCGAGGGTTTCGTCGACGGTGCCATCAAGGCCGGCCGTGTCGGCGTCAAGCCGATGCGCGATGCGTACGTCGCCATGCACATGGAGAACCCGGCGCGCACAGAGCAGCTCGTCAACGCCATGCCGGCGCTCGGCCCGTCCGGTGCCCGCGTGGACCCCCCGGCGAAGGACAAGGACGGCAAGCCCGGCCTCACCGATTCGGATCGGCAGGTCTGCGCGCTGATGGGCATCGATCCCGAAGCCTACAAGAAGACGCGCGCCGCCGAAGCCGAACAGGAGATCGCGCTCTAGGCGCGACCAGGATCAACCAGTGCCGGCGCGGAAGCGCCCGGCCAGCCGAAGGACCAGGACATGACCGCCCTTGCCGCAGACCGCAATACCGCCCGCATGGAAGGCGACCTCCGTGTTGGAGGCGCCGCCGCCGTACTGATCTACGCTGGCGCGCTCGTCATGCGCAATTCGTCGGGCTACGTGACCAAGGGCGCCACGGCCACCGGAGCGGTGGGCTGCGGCCGGGCCGAGGAACGGGTCGACAATTCCGGCGGCTCCGCCGGCGATCTCGATGTCCGCTATCGGCCCGGCATCTTCCGCTTCGCCAATTCCGCCTCGACCGACCTGATCGGCATCACCGAGATTGGCAAGCCCTGCTACGTCGTCGATGACCAGACCGTTGCCAAGACGGATGGCACTGCCAGCCGCTCGATCGCCGGCTTCGTCGAAGGCGTCGACGATCTCGGCGTGTGGGTGCGCTTGGACGAGACGCTCGCCCAGGCCTACGTCGCCGGCGTCACCAAGCCCGCCTGACCGGCAGCTTAAACCCCTTCCAACGAGGACTTTTCCATGCTCGTCAACGCCGCCAATCTCGACAGCCTCCGCGTCGGCTTCAAAACCTCCTTCCAGCGCGGCGTCGCCACCGCGAAGGCCACCACCATGTGGAGCCGGATCGCCACCCTGGTGCCGGCGACCACCAAGGAACAGAAGTACGGCTGGCTCGGCCGCTTCCCCCGAGTGCGGGAGTGGATCGGACCGCGCGCGCTGCAGAACCTGATGCAGCATGACTACTCCATCAAGGAGAAGCCCTGGGAGCTGACGGTCACCGTCGACAAGGACGACATCGAGACCGACAATCTCGGCATCTACACGCCGATGTTCGAGCAGATGGGCCAGCAGACCGAGGCGCTGCCCGATCAGCTCATCTTCGCGCTGCTCCTCGCCGGCTTCTCCAGCGTCTGCTACGACGGCCAGTATTTCTTCGACACCGATCATCCGGTGATCGACAAGAACGGCGTCCTCCAGTCGAAGGCGAACACGGATGGCGGCTCGGGCACGCCCTGGTTCCTGCTCGACACCCGCATGCCACTCAAACCGCTGATCTACCAGCGCCGCAAGGACTTCGACTTCGTCGCCAAGGACCGGCCTACCGACGACAACGTCTTCTTCATGAAGGAGTTCGTCTACGGCGCCGACGCGCGCGCCAATGTCGGCTTCGGCTTCTGGCAGCAGGCGTGGGGCTCGAAGCAGACGCTCGATGCCGACCACTACAAGGCGGCGCGCGCCGGGCTATCCGGCATGACGGGCGACCATGGCAATCCGCTCGGCCTCATGGGCAACCTGCTCCTCGTGCCGCCGTCGCTGGAGAGCGCCGCGCGCAAGCTCCTCAATTCCGAATACGCCTCGGGCGGCGAGACCAACGAGTGGAAGGGCACTGCCGAGCTGCTCATCTGCCCCTGGCTCGCTTCCGAGGCATAGGGTCCGCGCAAGCGGCGTTCCCCGCCGGCCTCCCTCCTGCCTGATGGGGAGGTCGGCGGGTCTTCCGATCCCTCGGCAGGCCCGCTGCCGAGTGACCGCAAGACCCGGAGAGAATGATGGCGAAGAACAACAAATCCGCGAAGGCCAGCGCGTTACGCGCGAAGCTCGCAGATGATGCGGCAGGCAAAGTCGAGGCAGCGAGGAGGGCTGTCGACGAGGCGGATGCCCGTCTCGTCGCGGCGGCCGAAAAGAATGACGAGGAGGCCAAGGCTGCGGCGCTTCGCGACCGCGATGCTGCAACGGCAGATCTCGAACGATACCAGAAGGCCGCCTCGCTCATTTCCGGCGGCGGCACCATGGCCGAGGCGTTGATCGAAAACGGCTGGGGAGACAACCCCGTGACGGTGACGGTCATCGGTCCTGCCAAGGGCCGCCGGCGCGCCGGCTACCAGTTCGGCGCCAATCCCGTCACCATCGAGGTGACGCTGGACCAGCTGAAGCTCATCGAGGGAGACGCCGAGCTGGCGGTGACGCCGGGCACCGGCCCCGTCACCCTGGCGGGCGCGGTGCCGCAGAGGCTGCCGCGCGAAGCCTTCCTCGGCAAGGACGGCAAGCCGGGCGCGGTGACCGTACTCGGGCCGGCCAAGGGCCGTCGCCGCGCCGGCCGATCCTTCGGCGCCAGCGCCGTCACTTTCACGCCGACACTGGAGGAACTGGAGCTGATCCTCGGCGACGCCGAGCTCTCGGTGGCGCCGGCTCCGGGCGCGCCGGCCGCCGCGGACTGACGAGTTACGGCGGGCAGGCGCGCAAGCGCGCCCGGCATGATGCCGGGTTGGGTCGGGGGAGCTCGGCCGCCCGCCACCAGAATACCCGGCGCGCCCGCCGACAGGCGCGATCAAAAGGCTAGCTGCAGCGACGGGGCGGCTGGCCGTCCAACAGGCGGAACAATGACCTATCCTTCGAGCGACAATGGCGAGCTTCCCCGGCCGACCGGTACGCCCGCCCACACGGCCTACGCGCGGCTGATGGCGCGCTGCGCGAGGCTCGATTTCGACGACATGACGCCGATCGACTACGCCGAGTTCGTCGAGGATCTTCCGACCGACGAGTTCATGGCGCTCATCGCCATGCATGACGAATACCGCAACCGCGAGGGTGATGCGGAACCTCTTGAAACTGCCTGGCTGGTCGAGCGTGGCGACAGCCCTGTTTCAATGCCTCTCTATTTTACTCTTGCCGTCGACCCTCTCGGCGTGTGGACGGCCGACAGCGAAGAGGCGCTACGCTTCGCCCGCGAGATCGACGCGGCCGGCTTCGCCCGGACGCTTCCGGTGGGAAGCCGTGTCTGCGAACACGCGTGGGGCTGACCGGATGACCGATCTTCAAACCTTCGCCCTCCGGGTCGCTGCTGCTGCAATTGGCTGCGCCGTGTCGATGACCGCTCTCGCGCTCGTTCTGTGGTGGTGGATAGCATGAGCTTCACGCGGATCTTCTTCCTTGACGTGATCGGGTCAGCGGTTGGCACCACGATCGGCTTCGCCGGCGGTTGGCTCGTCCTCAAATGGTGGCTCGGATGATCGGTCTCATCGGATTCGTGGGGGCAATAGTCATCCTGCTCGTCGGCGTTGGGCTGGGATGGCTCATTGGGGAATGGCTGGAGCGATGAGCTACTGCACGCTGCAGAACCTGACCGACCGCTACGGCGAGCGGCTGCTCGTCGAGATCTCGGATCGCGGCGAGTCGGCCTCCGACACGATCGACGAGGCGCTGATCAGCCGCGCGATCGCCGACGCCGACGCGCTGATCGACGGCTACCTTGCGGCCCGCTACAAGCTGCCGCTCTCCACGACGCCGGCGATCGTCACCGATCTCTCCCAGGCGATCGCCATCTACAAGGCGCATGCCCGTGTCGCCGACGAGAAGATCGCGGAAGACTACCGCACCGCGCTGAAGACCCTGCGCGACATCGCGAACGGCCTGGTCAAGCTCGATGTCGACGGCGTCGAGCCGGCCGCCTCGGGCGCGTCGGAAGTGCGCACCAACAACCCCGAGCGGCCCCTCTCGGCGGCTACCATGAAGGGGTATATCTAGTGTCGAAGGGCCGCCGCATCCGCCCCGATGGCAGGGCCCGCATGGCGGCCGGCATTCTCTTCAGGCTCGGCAGCGTCTGGGTCGGTGCGCATTGGAGCGCGCAGAACCGGCGTCTCTGCATCAATCTCCTGCCCTGCTGCACGCTCTGGCTCGTCTGGCCTGGAGGCCGCCGGCCGTGACCGGATTGCGCCAGGAAATCACCGGCAAGGAAGAGACGCTCGCCATCCTCGGCCAGGCGGCCGAGCATTACGGCCATCCGCGCCCGCTTTTCGACGCGATCGGCGGCGCCCTGGTCGTCTCCACCCAGCAGCGCTTCGAGGAAGAGAAGGAGCCCGGCGGCGATCGCTGGCCGGCCTCCTACCGGGCCATGGCGGACGGCGGCAAGACCCTGACCGACAGCGGCCGCCTTGTGCGCTCGATCACACACAACGCCACCGACGATGGTGTCGAGGTCGGCACGGACGTCATCTACGCCGCCATCCAGCAGCTCGGCGGCATCGTGCGCGCCAAGACGAAGAAGGGCCTGCGCTTCCGCGTCGGCGGCCGCAACGGCAGCTGGGTCACCAAGCAGTCAGTGTTCATCCCGGCGCGGCCTTTTCTCGGGCTCGACGCCGAGGACGAGAAGGACATCCGCGCGATTTCCGAGCAGTGGATCGCCAAGCCCTGGGCCTCGGCGATCGACGGCGACAACGATCTCGGCGGGGTCTCGCCATGATGGTCGACGACGTCATCACCCGCCTCGGCGAACAGGTCGAGGATCTCGCCGGCCGCGTCCAGGGCGCACTCGAACTCGCCGAGCTGATCAGGCGGGACGCGCTGCCGCAGTCGCCGATCGCGGCCTTCGTCTGCCCGACCGGGCTGGTCGCGAGGAGCGACGGCGACGCCTCGGCCGGCGCCTTCACCCAGATGATCGACGACATGCTAGCCGTGGTGCTGGTCATGCGCAAGGCCGGCGACGTGCGCGGCGCGAAGGTCCGGCTGGAGCTCGACACGCTTATCTGGGCCGTGATCGAGGCGCTTTCCGGCTGGGGGCCGGACGATGCGATCGGGGTGCTGGCGCTCCGCCGCGGCGCGCTCGTTTCGCTGACCGCCGGCACGGCCTTCTACCAGCTCGATTTCGCCATCCAGGAGCAGATCAGGATCCTCTCATGAGCAAGCCCGCTTTCACGCCGCCGCACAAGGGCGGCTCCTATCGCATCGGCAAGGACGGCAAGGCCGAGCGCGTCGCGCGCACCGTGCAACTGTCGGATCCCGCGCATCCGATCCATGCCGCCCGGGCGGGTGCCATGCAGCCCGTCCCGCCGGAGAGGCCGGCGAAGAAGGAGGATTGATCCGTGACGGCAATTGCTTGGAAATCCAAGATCATCCTGTTCAAGATCGAGGAAACCTACGGCACCGACCCGACGCCCACCGGCGCGGCCAACGCCATGCTGATGACCAATGTCAGCTATTCACCGATGGTCGGCAATTCGGTCTCGCGCGATCTCGAATTCTCCTATCTGGCCGCCCAGGGCAAGATCCCGGCCGGGCTGCGCGTGCAGCTCAAGGGCCGGGTGGAGCTGGTGCCTTCGGGCACGGCCGGCACGGCGCCGGCCTGGGGGCCGCTGGTGCGCTGCTGCCGCTGGGGCGAGACGATCGTCGCCGATACCTCTGTCACCTATTCGCCGGTCTCCGAGGACATGGAATCCGGCACGTTGTGGTTCTGGATCGGCGGCACCAAGCAGATCGTAACCGGCATCCGAGGCGACGTTGATCTCAAGGTCGACGCGCAGGGCATTCCCTATCTGGAGTTCACCCTGACCGGGCTCTACAGCGATCCGGCCGAGGTGGCACGCGCGACGCCCACGCTGACCGGCTTCAAGAAGCCGAAGGTCGCGACCAAGGCCAACACGCCGATATTCAAGATCAACGACGTGTCGCTGATCATGCGTTCGTTCGCGCTCAACATGAGCAACCAGGTGACGCCGCGCCTCCTGGTCGGCGCCGATGAGATCATCATCTCGGACGGTGCCGAGACCGCATCGGCGCGCGTCCAGGCCGTGCCGCTCACCACTTTCAATCCGTTCAGCCTGGCGAAGGCGGAGACGGAGGTCGAAGCGGTGCTGCAGCACGGCACCGTCGCCGGGTCGATCGCCACGCTCACCCTCGGCCAGTGCCAGATCGACCTGATGGGCGACTACCAGCAGCAGGACAACATCCTCGAATGGACGCTGCCGCTGATCCCGTTGCCGTCTTCCGGCAATGACCAGTGGTCGCTGGCGCTGACGTGATTTGAGTTCACGGGCCGCGCACCCGCCTCTGGCGGGCTGGCCCTCCACATGGGCGGGCGACGACGCCCGGCGGCCGGTCGGCCGCTTTTTCACAGGGTTAAATGCATGTTCAACATCGATTCCGAGCCGATTGTCAGGGCCAGGGTGGAGATCAGGCTGCCCGACCAGGAGCCGCAGGACTTTTTCACCACTTTCCGCGTTCTCGACATCGATACCTTCAACGGCTTCGACCTCTCCGATCCTGAGGGATCGAAGGCCTTCCTCTCGGCGGCCATCGTCGACATGGACGAGATCGTCGACCGAGGCGGCGCGGCGGTCCCCTATTCGGAAGCATTGCGCGACCGGCTGCTGAACCAGCCGGTCGTCCGGGCCGCCCTCGCGCGCGCGTATCACAAGGAGGTGGGCGAGGCCTGCCGGGGAAACTGATCACGGCCGCCCGCGCCTGGGCGGCGGGCGGCCTGGCAAAGAGGGTCGAGGACGGCGAGGAAGATGAGGCCGTGATGGACGCCAGGCGTTTCGGCATGGACGAGGAACAGATCGCGGAGATCAGGGCGGCCCTCGGCCGAGGCGGGCCGAGCGGCTTCGGTTCGGCCTTCAGGGGCGTCTGGCCGGTCAACGTGCCGATCGTGGCCGCCTTTTGCGCCGTGGGATCGCAATGGCGCACCACGATCGTTGGCGCCGGCGGCGTGCTGGTCACCCGCGTCGTCGGCCTCGACTATGCCGGCATGAGGGTCGCGCTCGATGCGCTCGGAACCGTCGTCACGCCCGATCTCTTCGCCGGCATCCAGGTGATGGAGGGAGCGGCGCGGGACGCGCTCAACGGGGAAAATGCATGAAATGCATAAAGATGCATAACCCCGCTCCAGGCCGCGACCGCGGTCCGGCGATCGTTCGCCGCCCCGCCCGGAGCGAGGCGCGCAGCGCCGTCAGTGCGAGGGCAAAATAGTGGCGCTGAAGCTTGCCCTCGTCATCGATGGCGACGCCGGCGGCGCCAAGAAGGCGGTCGAGCAGACCGGCGAGGCGATCGACCAGCTCGCCGAAAAGGCCAAGGGCGCCGGTGAGGCGCTCAAGGATGTCACCATCAAGGAGGGTAAGGACGGCAACCCGTGGGAGGGCGTCGGCAAGGGCCTCGACGACATCAAGTCCAAGGCGCCGCCGGCGGCCGACGCGCTGGACAAGGTCGGCGACGGCCTCGGCAAGACAAACACGGAAGCGCCCGGTGCGGCAACCGGCATCCTCTCGGTCGGCAAGGCGGCCGACACGGCCGGCGGCAAGCTCGCCGGCCTCTCCCATCTGGCGGCGACGGCGATCGGCGGCCTGATCGGCGGCCTTACAGCGACCGCCGTCGGCGCCTTGTTCGGCGCGCTCGTCCAGGGCGTGATCAGCTACGCCACGACGGCCGGCGACAAGCTGCCGACGCTGAACCAGGACCTGAAGGAGCACACCGCCCTCATCAAGCAGATCAAGGGCGCCTTCGACGATGGCAAGAACGCGGCATCCTCCTACGGCAACGTCAGCGCTACGCTGCTGCGCTTCCAGGAACAGCAGAACATCCAGCGCCTGCGCACCGACCTCGAAAACGGCGCGCCGCGCATCGGCGTGTTGCGCACCGGTGGCCTCGGCGCCGGCCAGCAGGTCACCTCGCAGTCCGACGTCGCTTTCGGCTTCACCGCCGACCAGCTCAAGCCTTTCATGGACGCGGTCGGCAAGCTGCGGAAGGACCTCCAGGACGGCAAGGCCGACTATATCGCCTTTCGCAACGAGGTCGCGCAGACGGCGCAGCAGCTTCCCGCGGATTCTCCTGCGCGCAAGGTGGCCGAGGGCGTCCTCGACCAGACGGAAAAGCTCGCCAAGGCACAGGAGGAGCTGCAGCGGGCGGTCGATCTTTATAAGGGGCTGACCGGCGACGCCGATGCTGCGGCGAAAGCGCTCGGCGGCACGGCCGACAAGTTCCAGCAGGTCAACGATACCGTCTCCGGCGGGCTCGGCTTCCTTCAGGAATACGACGCGCTGCTGAAGTCGATCGGCGGCGGCTCGGCGGCCCCGGTTGCACCGGGCAACATCCCCGACGCCAGCTACGCGCAGCCCTTTGCCGCCGGCGGCTGGACCGGACCCGGTCCGGTGACCGCCCCGGCCGGCGTCGTCCACGGCCAGGAATATGTCTTCGACGCCGCCTCGACGGCGCGAATAGGCGTCGCCAATCTCGACGCCATGCGCCGCGGCGTGCGCGGCTACGCCTCGGGCGGGCTCGTCGGGACCTATGCGGTTACCAGCGCGACGGCGGCGGGAGGATCGAGCGATTCCGGTCTTTCCGAGACGTTTTCCCTGCTGCGCGGCTCGCTCATGACCTTCGGCCATGACCTCGCCCGCACCCACAACCTGATGGACGCGCTCAACCTGGCGGCCGAGCAGCTCGAGGGCCGGCTGATCGATTTCGGCTTCAAGCTCATCTCCAACGCGTTTCTCGGTTCCGGGA